ATGAAAGTAACTAAAGCATTGTGTGCCTTGGTCGCTGCTACCACCCTAGCTCTAGCACCAATCAGCTCGAGTCCTACACCAACACAGACCGTATTTGCTGCTACACATTCTCAAGGGAATTGTTATAAGGGCTGGTGTAGAACACCTGATGGGCATATAGAGCGTGAGGGTAGACCTGATCGCCCATATCAGTTTTCGTGGTGGGGATGGTTTTTAGATTTTTTTGGCTATATAGGAGAATCAATTCATAACTGGTTTAGGTAAGCTCTCAACGCCACGCTACCATGCTGATAAATCCCTTAGACCATTCTAAGGGATTTTTACTGCAAAAAGCACATAGGGACAAGGCAATACAAGCTCCAGCCTGTTCTTAGTTCCTTATACAGGTAAGGATCATGACACCAGAGCTCCCGAAGACGATCATAGGAGCTATTGGAGAGTGAGACTAGTGAAAGAGCCTCTGCCAGAGAGATTTGCCCTTAGCCTTTGTTTGCCCAGCAGGCTTACTGTTAGAGAGCTTGTCTAGTATAGCCTTGAGATTGGTTTCCTCTTTGGTGATGGCATGATCGCTATGAATGATTAGAGCAAAAGGAGAGACAGCTCCTTTCTCATCTACAATAGTGGCAGATAGAGCGTTTTGTTGGGCCAATTTCATATAGTACATTTGATAAGCAGAGCCGAATTCAGAGGATAATTTGAATGACAAGGGGAAATAAGCCTCTTTGAGGTGAGGCAGCTGGGCTGTGATGTAGCCTTTAGCCTTTTCATGATCAACCTCTGTCAAGGGAAGAGCTAAGACAATCCTTTCAGCATAGGTCCCTAAATAATAGCGTTGTTGGTCGGGGTCAAATCGGTTTTCTCCTGAAGCTCCCTTTAAGAGTCTTGTATCTAATGAGTCCATACCAGTCCTTTCAAGCATATGATACTGTCATTATACTATTAACTGCGCCAAATACCAATGATAAAGCATTTACTAGGCATTTGATCGGCTTTTGTAAGGAGCTGAAAGCAAAGAAAATAAACTTGAAAACAGACGTCTCATTTCATGAAATTAGTTTTTAAGTTGCTTAAGGCCCTAGTTTGTGGTATTATTAACATGTAAAATATTAAAACTCATAAGGAGAGTATTATAATGTCAATTATTACTGATGTTTACGCTCGCGAAGTCCTTGACTCACGCGGTAACCCAACACTTGAAGTGGAAGTTTATACTGAATCAGGTGCTTTCGGACGTGGTATGGTTCCTTCAGGAGCTTCTACTGGTGAGCATGAAGCAGTAGAACTTCGTGATGGCGACAAATCTCGTTACCTTGGTCTTGGTACTCAAAAGGCAGTTGACAACGTTAACAACATTATCGCTGAAGCGATCATTGGTTATGATGTTCGCGATCAACAAGCTATTGACAGAGCCATGATCGCTCTTGACGGTACTCCAAACAAAGGTAAGCTTGGTGCTAATGCTATTCTTGGTGTGTCTATCGCTGTAGCGCGTGCTGCTGCTGACTACCTTGAGGTGCCACTTTACACTTACCTTGGAGGATTCAATACTAAGGTTCTTCCAACTCCTATGATGAATATTATCAACGGTGGTTCTCACTCAGACGCTCCAATTGCTTTCCAAGAGTTCATGATTATGCCAGTTGGTGCACCTACCTTCAAAGAAGGTCTTCGTTGGGGTGCTGAGGTATTCCATGCTCTTAAGAAAATCCTTAAAGCGCGTGGACTTGTTACTGCTGTTGGTGACGAAGGTGGATTTGCTCCTAAATTTGAAGGAACTGAAGACGGTGTAGAAACTATTCTTAAGGCTATCGAAGCTGCTGGCTACGAAGCTGGTGAAAATGGTATTATGATTGGTTTTGACTGTGCATCATCAGAATTCTACGATAAAGAGCGCAAAGTCTACGACTACACTAAGTTTGAAGGTGAAGGCGCTGCTGTTCGTACATCTGCAGAGCAAATTGACTACCTTGAAGAATTGGTTAACAAATACCCAATTATCACAATCGAAGACGGTATGGACGAAAATGACTGGGAAGGCTGGAAAGCACTTACTGAGCGCCTAGGCAAACGTGTTCAATTGGTTGGTGATGACTTCTTCGTTACAAATACTGAATACCTTGCTCGTGGTATCAAAGAAGGTGCAGCTAACTCAATCCTTATCAAGGTTAACCAAATCGGTACTTTGACTGAAACCTTTGAAGCTATCGAAATGGCTAAGGAAGCTGGCTACACTGCTGTTGTATCACACCGCTCAGGTGAAACTGAAGATTCAACAATCGCTGACATCGCAGTGGCAACAAACGCTGGCCAAATCAAAACAGGTTCATTGTCACGTACTGACCGTATCGCTAAATACAACCAATTGCTTCGCATCGAAGATCAACTTGGTGAAGTTGCACAATACAAAGGAATCAAATCATTCTACAACCTTAAAAAATAATTTAATTATTGTATAAAGGGCTAGAAACCTTGATATTAAGCGCTTTGGGGCATCATCCCAAGGTGCTTTTTTAGAATTTACTACCCTTTGTACTACCCCTAGTGAAAATTAGGTATAGTAAGAGGGTAACCCAAGATGGGGCAACCCTTATAAATTATTGATTGCTGTTTCATAATTTGAGACAGCTTTTTTTGCGTTTTCTTGGTTAGTGTGCCAATAAACATTTTCTGTCATCATCAAGCTAGAGTGTCCTAGTCTGTATTGTACATCTTTGGGGCTAGCTTGAGCGTAGAGCATCATTGTCGTATGTGTGTGACGGAAACCATGAAATGATACATTAGGCACGCCAGCAGCCTTAAAATGCTTATTTAGGCGCTGTCTTAAATTACAAGCATAAGCATACTTTTCTGTAAATACAGAGAATACAACCGTTTCAGTACGCCCTAATTGCCATGATTGCACTTGTTGACGATTCTTGTATTGTTTGATCATAAGTAACGTGGCGTTGTCTATTGGTATATCACGATAACCAGCACTTGATTTAGGGGCGTTTATCTCTTGGTATCTGTTGAGTGTCTTGTTGATGCTGATAATACCATTGTCTAGGTCAATATCAGTCCATTCAAGAGCTAGAGCCTCACCAATACGACAACCAGTAGCTAACAAAGTCTTGTATAGGACAATATCAAACAGGTTTTCATAGTTTGATTGGTCTAAGGTATCGAGATAATCAAGAAATTGTTTTAACTCTCTGTTATCTAGATATTTTACACCAGCTTTTTCTTTTTGCTGCTTACGTGGAACAATAACATCGTTAGCTGGGTTATATGTTATCACTTGCAGAGAAACACCGTATTTTAAAATACGCTTATTCATGTTATGGAGCAGTGAGTAGTTAGCAAACGCCCCTTTTTGCTTAGTATTAGCCTTGTCAGCCCATTTGTTTACTTGCTGTTGGATAATAGGCGTAGTGAGTTTAGATAGCTTGTAATCGCCAAATACAGGCAATAGATGCACCCTGACCAATCCCTTCATAGATTGGCGAGTATTTGGCTTAACTGTATTCTTGTAACTATCCCACCAAACTTTTACAAGCTCCTCGTATGTTGTAATTGTCGGCTTGTCTTTAACTGTATAGCCATTAGCAGCAAAAGCATTGATAACATCACGCGCTTTTAACCTTACACCCTTTTGGGTAGTGGCTGTAACAGTTGTACGGGCTTTTTTGCCTGTTAGTTGGTCAACTCCTAGGTAAACACTAGCATAGTAAACTTTTTGACCGTTCTTTTTGATTTTATCTTTGATTTTCATGTATTTGTACCTTTCTTTCCATCAGCAGGCAAGGCGCGTGGTTTTGTTAGGTATTTATACATGAAAGTATTCAGTTTAATTGTCTGTTTTATAACTTACATTATGTCCGCTATGGGATTTAGCAGTAGTTCTAGCTAGTTGTCTAATCGCATCTTGGTCAATAGAGCTAGATAATACATAGTTGCTAACGATCTCTAGGTAAATATTGTCAATTTGCCTACTATTTCTCATTTGTTCGTATGCATCAAAAGATAATTTTGTTTTATCCAGCGCTAGAGAATTATATTCTTCCCAAGCGTTATACTCCCTAGGTGTGAATGTTTCATAAGGGAAATTATTCCTTGGTACATCAAAACCTAGTAAAAATTCAACTGATACGCCGAAATAGTCTGCTAAGAGTTGAGCTTTATCGGCTTTAGGAACTCTGTCTCCATTTTCCCAGCGTAAAATGGTTAATTTAGTGACTCCGATAATTTTTGCTAATTCTTCTTGTGTGAGCTTTTTTTCTTTTCTCAAAGTTTTAATATTTGTAGCATTTGTGACTTTTAATTCAGCCATTATAAAACCTCCGTTTCAATTAGATTATAACACAAAAATAGAAAATGTAGCCAAAAATATATTTTTTTAACAAAATACTTGACAAAGTATCCGATTAGATATAAAATAACCTTGAAAATAAATATCCGATTGGATACAAAGAGAGGGGGGAATATATGATTATAACTGAAAATCAAGCAAAAGCTGTACGACGCAAACAAGCGGATAATATGCTAACAGCTAAAGCGACAGCACAGGCTATTGGCATTAACCCAATCACTTATAAAAAAGTAGTGCAGGGTGGAGAAGTAAAAAATAGCATCTATGTAAAGGTCATGGAATGGCTAGCGAAAGATTATTAAGCTAAACAAAAAGCCATGTACAGGCGACCAAACCAACGTACACGGCTAAGGGAAAATAACAAAACTCAAGCAAGGCAAGGCGCGTGGTTTTGTTAGGTATTTAGCAAGGGCGAGAAAATCAGAACCCTTGTCAAATATAACTACTTTAATTTTACCAAAAACAAAGGAGAAAATCAAAAATGGCAGAACAAACAACATATGACGTTATCACTAATCAACTTGACAGCATTTCTAAACAATTAAAACTAGCAGATGAAAATAATGATTTTTCTAAAGTTGTCTTTTTAGCAACACAGTTGAAAGGTATCAAAGAATATTTGCACCGTTTGTTATGGATAGAGTTACCAGAACTGAATGACAGTCAAAAATATGCTGAACTTTCAAAACACACAGAGGGGATGCTTTTTAGTCCGGGTATCTTTGAGTTTGATGTTATGAGACAAGCTTTTTTCAAAAGACAGGCTAAGGCATTCTTTGATACAGAAGAAGAGAGACGGGAATATATCGCATTTACAGAAGAACAATATCAGTCGGCTACTGTCAATTTGAAAGATATTTATTTTAATACTAAGCAGACTATGCCAAATGCTAGTTACAAAGAGAAAAAAGCACAAGTGCAATCTGAATTTGTGGAGGTGATGAAGTGTTGAATGGACTCAATCTAACACCAAAGCAAGCACTTTGCTTAATACTTATTATGATACTATTGTTATTTGTCAATGGAGTAAAATCGGACGTATTTCCTACGATATAGCCCCCAAAACTAAAGAAGAAGATAATAATGCTACGGATACGGTAAAAGCACGCTATGGGGCTTATATTCAATTACAGGACAAGAGATACAACTAAGGAGGAGAGCATGGGAACATTTTCAATAGAGTTTGAACAGGGGTTACTTGATAGAGTGGATGAGCTTGCTGAAAAGAAGTTAGAGCTAGAAAAGCAGCTACAAAGTAAAACGGGATTGATTAGTGCCAAGGAGTTAAAAAAAGAGCTTGATATTACAGGTACAACACTTAGTAATTGGATTAAAGCAGGGCTGAAAGTGTATCAAAGCCCCTTTGAAAGTAGTAAAAAGCAATTTTTTAGAGTTGTTGATGTTATACAGTTTTTGTCGGTACGCTAGGAGGTCTATTTTGAAAGTATTTATTATTGATGGTGATGCGTGGAGAGGTAAGGCGCATTATAGTCCCAGTTTAGATGTTGTGTTTATCAGTGATAAAGTGGATAAGCACGCGCGTGACGAACTGATTGAACGTGTAACAAAATCAAGCAGTAGAACAATATGGAGGTAAAAATAGATGGTTAAAGAACATTACACCGTAACCCATACAATGGCAGACGGTACAAAAAGAGATAGCATTGAGGGCTATGTTATACCAGATGATAACCCAGTATATGAACTCTTTAGAAAAGTGAATGAGCGTAGATTGGAGGAGATGCGAGAAAATGGCAACAAGGAGAATGATTAGCAAGGAGGTTATTATGACTGATGACTTTCTTGACTTACCTCCCACGACCAAAGTTTTATATTTCTTTCTAAATTTAGAGGCGGATGATGATGGTTTTGTGGGAAATCCTAAAACTGTTATGAGATTAACTGGTGCAACTAAAGAGGATATGAAACTTTTAATTGAAGGAAAATATGTATTACTTTTTAATACAGGTGTAGTGGTCATAACAGATTGGGCAGAGCATAATTCGATTAGGAAAGATAGAAAAAAAGATACTAGATTTACCAAAGAAATGCAGCAAATAGCACTAGTAGAAGGTGGTAAATATCAATGGTTGTCAGATGTACAACCAAACGACAACCAAACGGCAACCAATGATATACCAAATGGGTGCATAGGAGAGGATAGGAGAGGTAAGGATAGTATAGGTGAGGAGAGGGTAGTAGAAGTAGATAAAGAACAATCACCTACTCCCCCTACCCTTAATCAAGACTTTGTAAATCTCTATAAATCTTTTGAGCAAGAAACGGGCAAAGCTTTATCGCCAATACAGATGCAAGAATTGCAGTATATGCTAAAAGATTTTAGCCCAGAGCTTATACTTGAGGCGTTGAAAGAGGCGGTGAGTTATGGCAAAGCAAACTTTGCTTATATCAAAACAATTCTCATTCGCTGGAAACAAGATAACCTATTGACAGCTGAACTTGTTAGAAATAGCAAAGCAGCGCGTGAGAATAAGAAATATACACATAAACAATCAGCTCCGCTTACTCGTGAGGAGTGGGAGGCAAATTGGAGTGAAGAAAATCCATTTTAGGAGGTCAAAAAATGAAAACATTACAATCTAGTTTAGGAAATATTGAGACCATTAAACTTGATGAATTGTGTCCTAAGCATGAAATACAGCTAACACAAATCAAAAAAGAAAAGCATGTAGTAGTGGGGTGGGATGAGAATGGAGAGGCAATAAAAGAAGTTCGCCGCCTCCCTCCCTATTGTGAACAGTGTCAAGAAGAACAAAAAAAGCAAGATGAAGAAGATGCAATTATTGACATTTTGAACGCTAGTATCTACCAGAAAACCTATAACGTGCTTATGCGTGACAGTACCATCCCAGAAGACTTAAAAACGGCATCCTTTGATAATTTCATTATTGAGACACCAGAGGAAAAGCAGATGTTAGATTTTGTAAAAAATCAAACTCAAAAATATCTTGATGGCATGAATGGAAATACTTTGCTAACTGGCACTACAGGAGTTGGAAAAACTCATCTAGCTGTTTCTCTTGCCAAAGAGCTAAATGAGGCGTATAGAGCCAAAGGAGAGCCTAAGAGTGTATTATTTATTAACCTTACCGAGATATTGAGAGAAATCCGAGAGAGTTTTAAGTTTACCAGCAAAGAGGGTTATTACTCGCGAATGCTGAAAGAAGTTGATTATCTGATTTTGGATGATTTAGGGGTAAAACTTGGTAACTCATCGGGTCAATCTAAGTCAGCATGGGAGGAGGAGTTTATTTTTGATGTGCTTAGTCATCGAAATAATACTATCATCACAACCAATTTAAGCAATGACGAAATAGCAAACCTTTATAGCGAACGTGTTGCAAGTCGTGTCCGTACAGGGCTAGATGGTAACTATTTCAAAGTATTTAGTATCAAAGATAAGCGATACTCAATCAATCGGCTAAAGAGTAATGCGTGATAATAAACTGACTTACAAATCTAAACAAAACTAGACACTTTTCATGGGGTGAGAAATCGTCCCTTTGAGAAGTATAGCCATGCTTTCCACGACCATATAAAACAAGTGTGGCAATCTAACCAATTTGAAAAATCAGCCATAGGGGACACAAAAAGGGTAGTATTTTAGGATACGAACCCTAAAAACCTAGTTAAATCAATAGGCTAGGGATATTCAGATTATAATAAATTGAAATAAAGGAGAAAATCATGACCGAAAACAAGGATAATAAATTATTAAAAATGATGGAGAACGGCTTTGTTTTATTCTTAAAAAATGGTATAATTAACTATGTTGAAATTCCTGAACATGGTGCAATCAAGCTAAAAGCTCAAGAAAGCAAAATTGTTTGGAAAGAAGTTACAACATCAAACAAAGTATAATACTGACTTGAATAAACAAGAGGTATGACATACAGATTTTATTAGTCTGTTTGTTGTACCTCTTTTTATTGTCATAACATAAGGAGGGTAATATGACACTAACGACAATTAAAAATGACATCAAGGCATTTGGAAAGAAAAAAATAGAATATATGCGTGGTTACATCGCTATGCAGGAAGATTTTCAAGATAAGTTACAAAAGCAGTTGATTGGGAAAGTATATGCAGACCAAGAACTTTTGAAATATAAAAAAGAGGGGGAAAACTACTCCCAAAATACTGCTCAGCTACTATATCAGCAACTAGAAAAAGAGAAAAACGCTGAACTAGCAAGCTACAAATCAAAAGAAGAATCTATTACAGCAGATGATGCAGCTGAATTAAGTTTGTTATCTAGCATTAAATTAACCGCAGCAGAGATGCAAGAATACCTTGAAAAGTATAAGAATAAACCTTTAGCCCTTAGAAAACTAGAGGATATTATGGAGAATGATACTACTCTTGCTTATATCGAAATTGATATGGAGAAATTCAATCAGCAACAACGTCTTGAAAAGCTAGTACATTTCCTTAATAGAAAAATTGATTATTTCCATGGTGGTTTGCTTATTAACGGAGATAAGATTGATTTAGTGCAGCATGAAATGATTGTTGAGGGCAATTCAGAAGCAATGGATGCAGAATTGCAAAACTATCTATCATAGGAAATAAAGGGTTGCCCCTTTATTTTGATAATAAGGAGGTAATAGATGGCAGGAAATGAAAATGATAACCTTACGTCCAAGCAAATTAAATTCATAGATGCCATGCTTACCGAGCCAACGATAGACAAAGCATGCCAAAAAGCAGGGGTATCACGCGCAACAGGTCATAAGTATCTAAAAGTTGCAGCGGTTAAAAAGACATTGAGGATAAAGCAAGATGAGATGATGGATAAAACAACTCAAATGCTTTATTTAGCATCATCTAACGCTGTTTCTGTACTCAATGATATTATGATGGACAGTAAGGTCAACCCGTTTATAAGAACTCAAGCAGCAAAGGCTATACTTGAACAATCTTATAAGACCCATGAAATTTTTGGAGTAGTAAGGCAGATTGAAGAATTGAGGTTGGAAATTGAGGAAGTATCTAAAGGAAATCAAAGAGTTACAAGAACTCAAGGAGTTATTAAGTAATAGAAATATGCCAGAGTTTATTATTGTTGAGGGAAACAATGACCTAGGGGAATTTTTCCAAATAGATGGCGAGCTATTTAGTGATAATGAACTTTTAGAAAACCTTAAAAAATGGCGTGAGTGGGAAGTGCCAGTTATTATTGATGATTGGTGCAATCGTATCCTAAACGAGGATGAAACGGAAATACTATACTTTCCTACCCATGAGGATAAGATGGACTATATTAGGGTGGAAAAAGATTTAGAACCTTTGTATCATACACCGAACAAGCCCTATGTAACTATTTCTAAAAGTGAATGGTTAGAATTGTTAGATTGATGATTTAGGAGGCAGCAATGACTAAGAAGAAAATAGAGCGTATTTCTGTAATACACCGAGAAAAGATTTTATGGCTCAAGTGGTATTTCATGCGAGATAAGGAACAACCTAAATATAGTGTCCTTGAGCGTAAAATGTTTGATGCTGCTAAAAACCAAGATATGCTAGCTTATCAAAAATACGCTACTATCAAGCAGATAACAGATATTAGGGTACGGACAAGCCCAGAGGATGTGCTAGAGACTGTAAAAGAGGTTTATGTATATAATCGTATGAATGTTATTGGAGCGTGTCAAAGGATACTATTTCTTACTCAATCATCAGCATATACTAAGCTGAATAAGTGGTTTGATACCTATTCAGATTTATATTTTAGTATTGTACCTTTGCCTAATATGGGGGTATATCATAATAAATTAGAGGAGGTATAATATGGGAAAAGCTATTAGTGTTAAGATAGATTTAGGCGGGATAGAGAAAAAACTTAGTCCACAATCCTTACAAATAGGAAAGGTAGCAATGATGAACCAAATGATGCTTGATACCAATAAATATATCCCAAAGAAAAGCGGTAATTTGCGAGCATCTGGGCATGTAGTCGGAAATTCTATAGTTTATAACCCACCTTACGCAAGAGCGCAATATTACGGACCAAAGCGGAAAGGTTTTGTTTCTGAAAAGCAAAGACGATTTTTCTTTGCTAACATGGAGGAATTAATAGCAGCTAGAAGAAAGTACACAACGCCGGGAACTGGTACACATTGGTATGAAAAATCCTTTAAAAATGCAAATAATATTAGAAATTGGAAAAGAGTATTTATAAAAGCAATTCATATAGATGCTACTTGATAAATTTTAATACTGTTTGATATAATGATTTAAGCACAAGGAGTAGTATATAGGGATTACGCCTTGATGGAGGAGATTCCGGTTCGAATCCGGGCTATTGTGCTAGCATCTAGGAAACTAGGTGCTTTTTTTGCTTTAATAACTTAAAAGCATTTACAAATAATAACTTTTAGGTTATAATAGTTCTTAGAAAGAGGTGCTAATAGTGCATAATATCTATTTTTATAAGGATAAGAATGGGAATGAGCCTGTTTTAGATTATATGCGAGAGCTTGCTAGTAAAAAAGGGAAAGATAGTAGAATTAAGCTCAATAAAATCAATGATTATATTGAGTTACTAAGCCAGCATGGAACACGCGCAGGAGAACCCTATATTAAGCATTTAGAGGCTGAAATTTGGGAACTAAGACCACTTAGAGATAGAATTTTATTTGTGGCTTGGATTGATGGTAGTTTTGTTTTACTACATCACTTTATGAAAAAGACACAGAAAACACCTAAAAGAGAAATTGAGCAAGCTAAACGTGAGCTAGCAGATTTAAAAGAAAGAGGTTTAGATAATGAAAAATAATGCTATTGGTAGTAACTGGAAAGATGTAAGAGCTGAATTATTCAGCAAAGAAGAAATTTTGGAAAGTGATATGCGCGTGGCTATCATGAGCGAGCTTATCGAGGCTAGAAATGAAAAGGGCATTAGTCAGAAGAAGCTAGAGGAGCTTAGCGGTGTTAGTCAGCCAGTTATCGCTAGAATGGAAACAGGAAAGACAAGCCCACAACTTGATACAGTATTAAAAGTGTTGGCAAGTCTTGGTAAGACGTTGGCTGTTGTACCCATAGAGGGCGAACAGGTAAGCTAG